ATTATATCAACACTAATAATACACATAGATATAAAAGACTTTGAGTCTAAGTGTATTGAAGTTGTATCTGCTCTAGCAGATGAAGGATTACAATATGCTAAGGACTTTGTAATAGCAAGAGCGAGAATAGAAAATGAGAGTTAATATTGTATGTTCCAAATGGGGTGATCGTTATGGTCCTCACTTTGTAAACAGACTAAAGAATATGGCAAAGAGAAATTGTAACACTAAACATGATTTCCATTTCTATTGTTATACAGATGACGCTGAAGGTTTAGATGATGATGTAAAAGTAATTCCTTTTCCAGACATTCCTAACATACACCCTAAGTATTGGTTTCAGAAAGACGACTTTAAATATGGTATGGCAAGGTGTTGGGATAGGCCTAAGACAATGGTATTCAATACTCATAACTTTGCTGAGGATAAACCTACAGGGCGTTTTGTATTCTTTGACTTAGATGTAATTATACAAAATGACATAGAGCCTTTACTTACCTACAATATGGAAAGACCAACTAAACTAAGATCTTGGTGGCAAGATCCTCGTCCAATGAAGACTCGCAGATTTAAACTTTCTCATGGCGCATACACTAATGGCAGTTGCCAAGTATGGTCCGACGATCAAGCAGAATGTATATGGCATGATGTATTAGAACATCAGGAAAAGATATGGTTTACATATACAGACGGAACAGATAACTATCACTCCTGGAGATGGGGTGACTGGGGTAAAAAATTATGGGATCACTTCCCGGCGGACTATGCTTACTCTTACAATAGAGGAAGAAGTTGGGACGATGATGATTTAGAAACAAAAATTTATAGGGAAACACCAATTGTATGTGTCTTTAATATAGACTTGCTACCACAACCCACACCCGATAGAGGTAAAGTTAAGCAAAATGAATTGGCAGATCCAGCACTCTTAAAACATTGGCGATAATATGCACATAGAATATCTAAATATCTATACTGTTAAACATGGAACGAAGTATTCTTCAGCTCATGTTAATAAGATATTAGAATCTTGTAAGGAACATTTATCTTACAAGTTTACTTTCTTTTGTCTAACAGAAAATCCTAAAGGATTAGATAAAGATATAAATGTAATTCCGCTACCTAAGAGTAACACCTTAGAGAAGTGGTGGAATAAGATGTATTTGTTTGATGACAATGTAGTAAGACAACAAGGCGAGAATCTATTCTTTGATTTAGATGTAATTATACAAAAAGACATAGATGACTTAGCAAACTTTGATCCTGAGGATTGTCTAGTGTTTGGACAAACACATTGGCATGATTTAGATAAGATGAAAAAGGAAACAGAACACATTCCACATAGATATACAGAACTAAACTCTAGTATTCTTAGATGGAATGATAACTTAGATAAAGAAAATATTTCTTTATATTTTAAAACACATATAGATAAAATTTTATGGTACTACAGGGGAATAGATAATTTCTTTCAGCACAAAGGTGTTGCAAGGATAAAGTATTTTCCTATAGGGTGGTTTTATAGTTACAATCAAGGCTATATATATCCACATGATATAGAAAAACATGTATTCAGACAAATACCATATGTCTGTTTATTTGACTCAATGGGAAGAAAAGAAGATGTTAAATTTTAATTTTTTAAACAGTATGCAATATTGGGGAGAGGGTTTAGCCAAAGTCGAGCATGAGATGAAACACAAGCACGATGACTTTAGGCAAGCACTTAATCCGAATACTATGGAAGGGGCTATTTGGTTAGTTGAAGAGCTAAAGAAAAGCCTAGACAATTATATGAAGGACGAGCAATTTAATATTCTTGTATTAAACAGCTGGTTAGGAGTTCCTTTAGTACCACTACTATGTGAGAACTTGTCCGTAGGAGAAATGCACCTAGTTGACATCGATAAAGAAGCTTTAGAGCTCTCTAAGGTGTTTAATAAGCATTATATCACCGAAGAATACATAAAAATAAATCATTGGAACTTAGATGTTCCCTTCGCTTTTGATGAGTTAAATCAATTGAAAGTAGATATAGTTATTACAATGGGTGCTGAGCAAATGTATCCATTGAAAGATTTAAAAACCGCCAACAAACACGCAGTATTTGCTTGTCAATCATCTAATGTTATAGAAGAGATGTATGGTATTAATTGTGTAGATAGTGAGAAGGCATTGGTTGAGAATATAGGCCTAACAGATACTCATTATACAGGCAAGACTAAGCAGTTCTATTATGATTGGAACGGCAAAGTATATTTCGATAGGTTCATGGCAATTGGCACAAAATAAAAAACTTAATAGAGCATTAAAGGAAGCATCATTCGATACATTTATAGGAGCAATAATTATGTTCCCTTTAAGTGTATTCATAATTAAAGCTTGTATAGACTATGCACAAACCTCAGCTGAAATGGCTGCGTTCATTAATTTTATATCATTAACTGGTATTGCAATCGTAAGAAAAACCCTAGTAAGACTAAGGTTTTCTAAATACGATCCGTTTGATTAAAGAGCTTTAATCTGTTCTAGTGTTTCTAAAACTTGCTCTTCAGATAGATGTCCAATAACATCGTCTGTAATGGGTGTGTCATAACATAATCCACCATCTGAATTAGTAACTGCTAACTCCCATTTAGTTGGATATCCATATGAACCTTTATGATTAATTACACTGGCTCCATACCCATTCTGAAATTGGTATCTTCTTTGAAGTCCACCATTAACAAGTTCACTTTTCATTATAGTTCTAGTCATTTCTTTCTCCTATTCCCCAATCTATAACTACGGGGAATCTTGGTATATTATCTATTGAACGCTCAAAGAATCTACATGTAACCCAAGTAGGTTTGTCTTCTTGTTCTAATAGTGTTTTAAGTGTTGCTTGATTACCTCTAACACCACTTCTAAATGTTTCTGTTCCGTCTGTAAGAACAAAGTGTTTAGCATATCCTGCCCAATTACCTGAGCCTTCTAATACTTCTACAACATCAAACTCTTCTGTAATGAACTCTTTTCTTTTCAGTAAGTTCTTACTTCTTTTGTTTTCGTAGACTGTATTGTTACGAACCATCTGTCCTTCGTAACCATCTTCTGTATATTGAGAATACAGTTCGTCTAGTTCTTCCTGTGTATCACATGTCTTAGTTTCAACAGTAACTATTGGAAGATCAAAGTTTTGTGCTTCTATAAAATCCATTCTAGTTTGGAAGTAAGGTTCAACACCATCAGTCCAAACCATATCATATACATGATACTCAACAAGTAAAGCACATTCATTTGCCTCAAACTCTGTAGGTTTTACTTTACGAACTAGACTTGTAATTTTGTTGAAGTCATCTTTTAGTTCGTGATTATAAAGTTCACCATCTAATATAACATTAGGATAAGTTTCAAAGAATGATTGTAGTGATGAAAAGATATGATTACATGTTGTAATTTCTTTTCCTGCTCTTGTAAACAAACCATCTTTTCTGGCAATACATCTAATGCCATCTAACTTAGGTTGACTAATACCATTTGACTGTGGTCTTTTTGTGTAGTCATGTGCTAGTTGTGGTTTGAACTTATCGTAAGTATCAACTAGTGAGATATCTTCGAAGTATTCTTTTTCTACTTTCTTATCCCACATTGCTTGTGCTTCTTTTTGTGCTTGTTCAGCATCTGTAGTAGCATTTGCTTTGCCTTCGTTCTTTCCGTAAGCATCTTTCCAACCACTAGTAACTAGTTTGCCGTCTTTAATGCCTGCAATAGTTCTAGTAGCATTCATCACACCATTAGAATATTCGACTGTCAGTTCACGAATGTTTCCGTTCGTGTCTCTTTTGTAGAGTGTTTGTAAAGGAAATATCATATTATATAAACTCCATATATTGGCCATACATTGGCAATTACTGCTAAGAATAAAAGTACCATAACAAATGCTACAAATAATTTAACAAGAAACATTAAGAAATTTGGCAACAATTTAAATGCCAGATATATTATTGCAATTAATCCTATTAGTTCTAACATTATGCTGCTGCCTCAATTTTAGCTAGTCTCTCATCTCTGTACTTCAGGCTATCTTCACCTAAGTAGATGTTGCCGTCTTCTGCTCTGTAAAGAGTGTCAAGACTTGCACTTGCGTCTTTGTTTTTTTGTATTGCTGAGAATTCAGCTTGTTCCAAAGTAATAGCACCAATTTGTACAAAGTCTAAAAGCATATCTGAGAATGGAACTTCACCGTTTGATTTCCAAACTGTAAGTCCATCTACTTGAGCTGTGTCTTGAAACTTCTGTTCAATACTCGTACCCCAAATATTACCATTTGGATCTGCTCTAAGTTGATCTGTAAAAAGAACATCGCCTGTAAAAGTCTTGTTCGTATCGTGGATGCTGGCCATTCCAAATCTTTCTTTTGTTTGTGTCTCGCCTGCTATTTCTATTTGTCTATCTAATATCATATTTAAAGTCCTCACTTTTTATTGTTTATGCTTACATTATGCACTCTTACGAACCATAAATCAAGCATTTTTTTAAAATAATTCCAATTGATTTGAAGTAACTTCTACCTTTAATTGCTTCATTGCGTTACTGTTTAAGTAAGCAGTTTTCCAGTTACCTGAAGGCCATTTAGCATAACCAATTAAGTAGTAATCTGCTTTGATAGTAGGGTGTGCTGTTGGCTTCCCTGCATCAATACTTAGTACTTCTCCTGTTGTAACACCAGCTGCTGATGTCCATGTTATAGTTTGCCCTACATTCGCCCAATTACTTACTCTCATATTCTCACCTTTTATTGTTTGTTTCTTCATTATACCGTTATTATGCACTCTATAGGACCAAAAGTCAAGCACTTTAGGGAAAAGATTTGATTTATTTTTACTGAGAAATCAGTAACTTAGGAGAGATGATCTGCAGATTCATTTTTGGCAATAGATTGTAAAAAACTATATTCTTTTTTGATAATAGAGTTTAACGTAATGCCAAACTGGTTTGTGAAAGTGTTTTTATATCCAGTGAGATCTTCCATAACAACATCACCGTTCATCAACATGTCTTCATATGATATCTGTTGGATGTTTGGGAAGTTTGTTTCTATCCAGTTTTGATACTTTACATAGTCCTGACATTTTTTTATAAAATATGATTCATCCACTTCGGACACTTGTAGCACTTTGTGCCTGTCGTCTTTGTCGTAAACATTTAAGACTCCTGATTTTTTACGTATGCTCCAGCTCATGGCATACTCGAAAATGTTCTCTCTCACGCACATGATGATCCTATCGAAATGATTGTTTAGGAAGTTATAGAAATATTGTTGATCGCTTGTTTTGTCGTTTCGGCTATCTAGGTGGTATTTTGCTAGCCTGCTAACCAGTATAGTGTCTGCAGACGATTGTTTTAAAATATCTAATATTTGTGAGATATTCTGTGTGTACTTTAGATCAAAGTTTTTTACTGCTAGTCCATTTTTTAATTCTAATCCGTTTGTAAGCTCGTGGGTGTTTGTGACTTTCTCACCTTCTAAATAAAGACACATTGTAAGGATTCTTTGTAGTATTGTGGATCCAACCCCGTCTGGTGTTAAAATTAAGTAATTCATACAGCTATTTAGAAGAATTGTAAACAGGGGGAAATTAATCCCCCCGTCAATTTAAAATAGTAACAACAACGATGCAAAAATAACACCTACTGCTATAATACCAGCCGTTGTGTAAAATGCATTTTGCATACTAGTTTAGTTTATAACTTTTCTGTAGTCTTTTTAGTAAAATACCATATGCTGGTAAGAATACTAACAGTCCTACACAAATTTTAATAACAACTTGCGATCCTGCTATCTCCATCCAGTTTGCCGCCATGTACTCGTTGGCACTGTTGTTGAATGCAACTGCAAAGAACGTGTAAGTGTCAATGATGTTAGCCGCAATAGTTGATACCGCTGGTGCTAACCACCAATTGTTTTTGAACGCTTCTCTTATGTATTGGAATACATAAACGTCAAGCATGGTACCAACAGCATAAGCAGTGGCACTTGCGAAACCAATTCTTAATGCAACCGATCCCGGTGCTCCTTCAGCCAACACAACTGCTACAGATCCAATTATTGCGAAGGGATATGCAACTGCGATAGTCTGTCTTGCGATTGTTTTGCCCAATAGTCTAACTGTCAAGTCAGTTGCTATTACTACTAGTGGAAAAGTGAACGCCGCCCACGTAAGTTTGACTCCAAATATTTCTACCGGGATAGCCACTAACGCATTTGAAACAGTAATTACCACCACGTGTAGTGCTACCAATTTCATCAGCATTGATTTATCGATGTCTTTAAACATTAATCTCCTTAAGGTTATGTTATCGTTTTGAACTTGTGTTATTATAACAATTTTTTAGTAAAGAAGTCTATACAATTTTTAGTTGTTATTTTTCCCATTCTTCCCATGGAAAAACAATCCAGGACGGATCTTTGGATTTGTCTATTGTGTAACCTTTGTAATCAACTCTTATGTCGCTTGGAGTGTTGTCTACCAAAGCGGCAAATTTAACTCTTTCTGGTCTGCCAAAATTTTCTTCAATATATTTAAATGTTGCACCAGTGTCATTGATGTCGTCTATCACTAGAATTTTTCTTTGAAAAGCATACTGTTTTGTTAAAACAGATAGATCAGGAGTTGCTTTGTGGTCTCGCAATCTTATATCTAAAACCAAGTGTTCTTTCTTTAATCTATGACTAAGATATACACCTGGAATACATCCACCTCTGTTTATACCCATTATTAAATCAGGCATCCAATTTGAATGTACCATTTGGTCTTCTATTTGTATTAATGCATTACGCATTTGACTATTATGGAAATAACTTTT